CAAAAGGAAATCTTAATTATCTACAACATGGAAATTATTGCTCTGCTGAAAAGTTTCTTGATAAGGGATTTTTAAAGAAGTATATACCAACTGCAACTAGAAACATCATAAAAGGAATAGTTGAAGAAGGTGTAAGCACATTAGATATGATCTGGGACAATATAGTACTTTGTTATGCTAGTATAATTAGATCACAAAAAATAATGAACATTAAAAATCAAAATGATATTACAAAGGAACTAAAGAAGCAAAGTTGGGGTAAGACTGAATCAGAAGAATATGAAATACAGTTTGCTTGGGATAAACAAGAAAGATTTTTAAAGGTTCAAGCTTCAGCTATGAAAGAGTTAACTAACATGATAAAGCAGTATGATGAAATGCTTCATAAGAATTGGGATTTAGCTACAGAAGAACAAAAAGCACGTATTGAAGTATTGAAAGCAAAACTAGGAAATACAGAAGGTTCTTCAAGCAATGTAGTTATTGTGGATGATATAGATGATTAAAGTAAGTCTTAAATCAATAATTGCATCTAGTTTCTATGCGCTTCATAACGACTTAAAGAGAGGACTACATACACATTATTGGCTTAAAGGTGGAAGGGGTAGCACTAAATCCTCATGGATATCTATTGAAATAGTTCTTAATATAATGAAGGATGCAGAGCAAGGCATAATGTCAAACGCTCTTATCCTAAGAAGGGTAAAAGATACCTTATCTGAATCAGTAAGAGATCAAATTAAGTGGGCAATAGATATTTTAGGTGTAAGTGATGAGTGGCATGTTCCAGAATCTAAGCTAACTATAACATATAAGCCTACTGGACAAGTTATAAGGTTTAAAGGTGCAGATAATCCTAAGAAAGTTAAATCTACTAAAGTTCCTAAAGGGTATATTAAATACATATGGTATGAGGAAGTAGACGAGTTCGAAGGAAAACCTAAAATAGACACTATAAATCAATCATTAATGAGAGGTGGCCCTAAGTTTTTTGTATTCTATTCATTCAATCCTCCAGAGTCACAGAGGAATTGGTGTAACCAAGAAGTCCTTGAAGCTAGAGAAGATAAATATGTCCATCATAGTGATTATAGAAGTGTACCAAGAGAATGGCTAGGAGAACAATTCATAATTGAAGCTGAACATATGAAGAAAGTTAATCTTACTAAGTATGAACATGATTATTTAGGAGCTGTAACTGGTACTGGTGGAGAAGTATTTAGAAACTTAACCATTAGAGAAATAACAGATGAAGAAATAAAAGTATTTGATAAATTAAAGAATGGATTAGACTTTGGTTATGCTGCTGATCCATTAGCCTATTTGTTAATGCACTATGATAAAACAAGAAAAAAGCTTTATATCTTTGGTGAAGTATACAAGGTTCAATTAAGCAATAGTAAGGCAGTTGAAGCAATTAAGAAACTTAATATACTAAATAAAAGAGTTACCGCTGATAGTGCAGAACCAAGAAAAATAAATGAATTTAAAAAGTTAGGGTTAAATATTATAGGAGCTAAGAAAGGGCCAGATTCAGTTGAACATGGTCTTAAATATTTATCTGAAGAAATAGAAGAAATAATAATAGATCCTGTTAGATGCCCTAATACAAAAAGAGAGTTCATGGAGTATGAAATAGAAAAAGATAAGAATGGAAATTTAAAAGGTGAATATCCTGATAAGGATAACCACACTATTGATGCTGCTAGATATGGAATGGAAGATGAAATAAATAGTAAGAAGATTAAGGTTAGTAGTAAATCAAAAATAGGATTGAGGTGATAAATTGGCAATTATAAAAGACAGAGAGCTCTTAAATGAAGATGGTTCTGTACCTATACAATTATTGATTAAATGTTTGGATAATCATCAAGATTTGATTACTAGATACAAGAAACTAGATGATTATTATGATGGTGAACATGAGATTAAAAGAAGAACATTATCAAGTAATTCACTACCTAATAATAAATTAGTTTGTAATCATGCTGAGTATATAACTGATATGGCAGTAGGTTATGTATTTGGAACTCCAATAAGTTATTCTGGAGATGATTCAGAAGAATTAAACGATATATTTACAGACATAGATGAAGATTCACACAATAATGAGTTAGCAGTAGATGTTAGTATTTTTGGATTAGGTAACGAGCTTTTATATATGAATGATGATGAAGTACCATATCCAGATTTGGCTGTAGTAAGTCCCTTCAATGGATTTTTAGTTGTAGATAGTACAGTAAAACATAAGCCTATGTTTGCAGTAACATATTTTGAGAAAAAGGATATTGATGATAAGAAAACAGGATATGATGTGCACATATATACTGATACGGAAATATATCATTACTTCTTTCAAGATTTAAGTAGCAAAACTCCAAAGGAAATTGATTTAAATGAACATTATTTTGGAGAGATACCATTTATAGAGTATAAAAATAATAAGAAAAGCAAGGGTGACTTTGAAGGAGTAATAACACTAATAGATGCATATAACCTTTTACAATCAGATAGAGTAAATGATAAAGAGCAGATGGTTGATGCTCTTTTAGCAGTTATAGGAGCAACTTTAGGTGATGATGAAGAAGAAAAGATCAAGACAGGAAAACTATTAAAAGAACTTAAAATTTTAGAACTTGATCCAGGTGGAGATGCCAAGTGGTTAGTTAAAAATCTTAATGAAACTGAAATAGAAGTTTTAAAGAAAAGTCTTAAGGATGATATTCACGAGTTTTCAAAAGTTCCTTGTCTAACTGATGAAAACTTTGTGGGTAATGCAAGTGGTGTAGCTATGAAGTACAAGCTTCTAGCCTTTGAGCAGTTAGGTAAAATAAAGGAAAGATACTTTAAAAAAGGATTAAGAAAAAGGTTAAAGCTTATGAGTAATATAGAGAATATTAAAGCTAAAAATATAGATTCTAGTAATATAGATATCACTATGAAACGTAGCTTACCAGTAGATGATGAATTACTTGCAAGGATAGCTCAAATGACAGAAGGATTTATAAGTTGGGAAACTAGGGTTAAAAGATTTGATGAAGAGCTTGATGTAGATAAGGAAAGAGAAAACCTTGATAAAGAGAATGAGAAAAAGATTGAGCAACATCAAAAGTCTTTTGGATCATATGACTTTAAAGATATCAAAAAAGATGGTGAGGTAGATGAAGAGTAATACCTATTGGGAAAATAGGGCTAATGAAAGAATGGCTGAATATCATAAATCATCTGATGAAACAATATATAAAATTAACCTTGCCTATGATAAAGCTATTAAAGATATAAATAAGGATATAGAGAAGATATTTAATAAGTTTGTATTAGATGGTGGCTTAACTCAATCTGAAGCTATGGAGTTGTTGAATACTAGAGTTTCTCAAAAAGAATTAGAGTCTATTAGATTAAAAATTAAAGGAATCCAGGATGAGGATCTAAAGAAGTATTTAATGTCTCAACTTAATGCTAAAGCCTATAAAGCAAGAATAACAAGGCTTGAAGCCATAAAAGAAAGCATTTATATTAATACAAAATTAGCAGCTGATGTTGAGATTAATACAAGCACTCAGCTATATACAGATACTGCAAGTAAGTCATATCATAGGAATATATTTGATATTCAGAAAGGTATAGGAGTAGGCTTTAATGTTGCTCAAATGCCTGTACAAACAATTCAAGAAATACTAAAGAATAAATGGAGTGGCAAACATTACTCTAAGCGTATATGGCATAATACAGATGTATTAGTGGAGAAGTTAGAAGAAGTTATAACTAGTGGACTTATGGCTGGTAAGAGTTCAACGAGAATGGCAACTGAACTTAGGGAATTAACTGACTATGGTAAATTTGCTGCAGAAAGGTTAATAAGAACTGAAACTACTTATATTGTAAATGCAGCTGAACTTGAAAGCTATAAAGAATTAGGCATAGAAAGATACATATATGTAGCAACCTTAGACTTAAGAACATCTGATGTATGTAGAGAAATGGATGGAAAGATAGTAAAAGTTGATAAAGCTAAAGTTGGTGTAAATCTTCCACCATTACATCCATATTGCAGAAGTACCACAAGAGCCTATTTTGAAAATATAGAAAGACTGAAGAGAAGAGCTAGAGAGCCAGTGACAGGAAAAACTTATATAATACCTGGCAACATGAATTATAAAGAATGGTATAATAAGTTTGTTATTGGAAAGTATGGGCAAGAATAAGAAGAAATACTAATCAACAATAGGTAGGGAAGTGAGAACATGAAATTTAAATTAAACAAAAACCTATTTAAATTGCTTAAGAGTATACATGGCATAGATGAGTATATAGAGAATAACATTAAAGAGGATGAATCAATAGTAGAATTTAATATAGCAGATTCTAATGTACAAGAAATTCAGTTATTAATTAATGATGAGATAGTATCGAATGGAATGAATAATCAGGATACTGTCAATGATTTAGGATTAAAGTTGTATAAATTATATGATGAAATTTTATACCAGAAGAATAAGCAAGAATAATTAAGTACTTTTAGTATGCCTTAGTATATAATACAATTATATTAATGGTTATATGTGGAGAATTATTGAGTTTTAAAAGCAAAAGAACTGTATTAAAATAAATCTTAAAGTTAATGGATAGGTACAATAAAATGAAAAGAATAATTAAATTACCAGAGCCACTTTACAACTATTTATGTGAAGCTTTGTCTTATAGTAAAGAGATTTTAGATAATATAAAAATAAACACAACAATAGAAGATAATATTGCAACAATGGTAATAGATATAAATACTAAAATAGATTTAATGGAATATGTTGAAGATCTACAACTTGAGATAGGTTTTGAGAATCAAAATTATTTAAATGATGACGGTAGAAAGCTTCAAAGTATTTATGATGAAATACACAGACAAACGAATTAAAAGCACTTACTTATGTAGGTGCTTTTATTATGCTCAAAAACAAGGAGGACTTTATTATGAATGATGATATTTTAAGGAAAGATGAATAATATTCAATAACAATTAGAATAAATATGCAATTTGAATGTGTATTTATTACTTTTATGCAGAAAATATTATAAAAGTAATTGGAAAAGTATCATAAATATTAATTCGTGTCGGTAAATCAATGTTTAGCGACATTTTTTAAGCTGGTGATTCTGAGAAAAACTATGATGTAAAGTCTTATTTTAAGGCTTTTTTCTTTTGTCCTAAATAAGACGATATAAACTGTTTAAGAATAATTAAACCTAGTGGGCGTTGAACATTAGGGGTAAGGAGGAAGTTATGAAAAGAAGAAAATTAATTATGAATCTACAACTTTTTGGAGTCTTAAGTAATCCTTATTCAAGGAGATTTATGGCACCTGATACTGGTGATGGAGGAGCTGGAGCAGCAGGAACAGGTGAAGGTGATACTTCAACTGGTACTGGCGAAGGGGAAGATGGAGCTGGTGATGGTAAAGAGGGTAGTGGAAAAAACTTTGATGATGTATTAAAAGATAAGAAATATCAAAGTGAGTTTGATAAGAGAGTATCTAAGGCTCTTGAAACTGCTAAGACAAAATGGGAAACAGAATACAATCAAAAATTAGAGGAAGCAAAAACTGAAGCTGAAAAGTTAGCAGCTATGACAGCTAATGAAAAAGCTAAATATGAAGCTCAAAAGGCTAAAGATGCAGAAGAAAAAAGAGTAGCTGAATTAAATGATAATTTAGCTAAAAGAGAAAAAGAAATCACAACTAGAGAATTAAAAATTACTTCAGCAGAAACCTTAGCGGATAAAAACTTACCAATAGAACTAGTGGAAGTACTTCATTATGAAAGTGCAGAGTCTTGTCAAAAATCAATTGAAGCAATTGAAAAAGCTTGGGTTAAAGCTCAAGGGTCTTGGCAACAAGCAGTAGAGAAAGCTGTGAATGATAAGTTAAGAGGTGGTAAACCTCCTAAGGCTGGTTTAGGAAATGAAAATACACTTGAAGCCCAAATAGCAAGGGCCATGAGAGGGCAATAAAAAATATTTATAAGAAAGAAGGAATGTAAAAATGGCAAATACTATACAGTATGCATCATTATTTCAAAAGGAATTAGACAAAATAGCATTACAAGAGATGTTAACAGGCTAGATGGATGCTAATGCTGGACAAGTTAAGTACACTGGAGGAAAGGAAGTTAAGATACCTAAATTATCTATGGATGGGTTAGGAAACTATGGAAGAGCAGGTAATTCAGGATTTGCAGATGGAGACGTAAGTTTCTCATACCAAACTAAAGAAATGACTCAAGATAGAGGAAGAAAGTTTGTTATTGATGCAAATGATGTAGATGAAACTGGATTTGTAGTAACTGCATCAACTATCATGGGTGAGTTCCAAAGAACTAAGGTTACTCCAGAGATAGATGCCTATAGATTATCTCTGTTAGCAGCAACTGCAATGGGAATAGCCCAAGATAAGAATGTGGAGTATGGTTATACTCCTTCTAAAGATACAGTTCTTGCAAAACTAAAATATGCAATAAAAGTTATTAGAGAAAATGGATATAATGGACAGTTAGTTATTCATGCTAATTATGATGTGGCAACTGAATTTGAACTAGCTATGGCTGGGAAAATATCTAGTACAACATTCTCTCAGGGTGGTATAGATACTGAAGTCCCAGTTTTAGATGGATGTCCTATAATAAAGACACCACAAAATAGATTGTATACAGCAATTACTTTATATGATGGTAAAACAGCAGGACAAACTCAAGGGGGATATGTTAAAGGATCTACTGCAAAGGATGTTAACTTTATAATTGTACCAAGAACAACTCCTATAGCTGTAACAAAGCAGGATAATATGAGAATATTTGATCCTGAAACTTATCAAGATGCTAATGCATGGGCTATGGATTATAGAAGATATCATGATATATGGGTAAAAGATAATGCTGCTAACTCAATATTTGCAAACATAAAGGATGCTAAGAGTGGTTCATAAACTAATTCGCTTAAATGTGGAGCGAATAACTGATGATGAACACATTGCTAAGGTATTAATTGATGAAGGATTTAAATTAGTAGAAGAAAAGCAGCAGTCTACTGATTTAAGTAATGAATCTGTAGGTGAAGACACTACATTAGTAAATGAAAATCAAGAAGTTGTTTTGGATACTTTAACAATGGATGAATTAAAGAAAATTGCTACTGAAAAGGGACTTCAAATACCTTCTAAAATAAAGAAGGATGAGTTAATTAAGATGATAGAGGAAGTGGAGTAATCCCTTCCTTTTAATCTTGGAGGTGATTGTATGACTCAATTAGAAAAACTTAAGATAAGATTAGGGATAGATAAGAATGATACAAGCAAAGATGATCTATTGAATATGCTTTTAGAAGATGCAGCAGCTGAAATATTAGACTACTGCAATAGAGATATTTTATTAGATAAAATGGAGGGCCTACAAAGAGAACTAGCAATTACTTATTATAATAGACAAGGCTCTGAAGGAGAAGCTTCTAGAAGTGAAAATGGAGTATCCGTTAGCTATATTACAGAAATACCAGAGGGGATTAAATCACGCTTAAATACTTTTAGAAGATTAAAAATAGTAGGTGTTACTAATGCGAATAAAGAATAAGAAACCTTACTACTTAAAAAGAAAAACAGTAATAGTAGATAATGAGGGAGGTAAGTATCCAGGATACTTAGATGAACCAATTCAAATAAAGGCTAATATAGCTCCTGCAAGTGGGAAGTTACAAGCAGAAATATATGGAGAGAGATTAAATTATATACTTAACATGCTTTATGATGAAAATGAAGTTATGACTGAAGGTGATGGAATATGTGTCTATGTATCTAAAGAAAGTAAACCTGATTATAAAATCATTAGCATAAAAAGATATTCTCACCTGGTTATTGAATTGGAGAAGTTATTATGAGTATAAGTAGTATTAATGTTAGTGGATTTGATAGCATATTAAAAAAACTAGATTCTTTAGGCGTTGATTTTGAAGATGTTACAGTTAACTCAGTTAAAAAGGAAACTAAAATGGTTAAAGGTGATGCTCAAGACTTAGTTTCAGTAGATATTGGAGATTTAAAAAAGAGCATAACTGATAAAGTTGAAGTAACGGATGAAGGAGTTACTGGAACTGTAAGTACTAATAGTGATCATGCAGCATATGTTGAATTTGGAACTGGAAAGACTGGAGAAACTACACCTGTTGAAGATAAATATCCAGGAGCTTTAAGCTACAAACAAGATAAATGGCTTGTTAATATTCCTGATGTTGGGTATAGATGGATTGAGGGACAAATGGCACAACCTTATCTATATCCAGCGCTTAAAAATAATAAAGATAAGATAGTTGATAATATTAAAAAGGATCTAAATGAAACTATAAGGAGGGTAGCAAAAGAATGATAAGTATAAAATCTTTAATTAGAACTGAGTTAGAAAAGATAACTGAAAATATTAATGATGCTTACCCTTCAGATTGGGCTAAGTTCCCTATTATTCAATACATTGAAGAGGATAATAAAACCCATACCAAAACAGATGATAAAGAGCAATTAGCTTATATAAGATACAAAATAGATATATGGAATAATGGGAGTACTTCTGATATTGCAGTCGCAGTTGATGGGGTACTTTCTTCTTTAGGACTAAAGAGAATACAAAGCATTGATGCTCCAGAACCTAATCAATTAAAACACAAGGTGATGAGGTTTGAAGGAATCATTGATGTAAATAATATGAGGGTTTATAACCCTTAAAAAGAAAGGGTGATGAAGATGTTAGCTAATGGTATTGAGCTTGCATATAAAGAAACAGAGGCAGCTACAAGTTATACAAGCTTAGCAGGGCTTAAAGAAGTTCCTGAGATGGGTGCTGATCCTGAAAAGGTAGATGTTACTGATTTAGCATCAAAGAATAAGAAATATGAATATGGCATTGGTGACTATGGCGATTTAGCTTATAAGTTTAATTATGAAAATGGCAGTGCTAGTTCAAGTTATAGAATCTTGAGAAAATTTGCAGATGAGAAAAAGTTGATTTTCTTTCAACAGAAATATCCAGATGGCACGAAGTTTACATTTAAAGCACAATGCAGTGTGAAGCTTGGAGGCGGTGGAGTAAATGCTGCCATTGAATTTACGCTAACTTTAGCGCTTCAATCTGATATAGATGTAGTAGATCCAACATCAGGATCTTAATAAAAAATTTAAAGAAAGGATGGTGAAATAGATGTTATTTAAAACATTTAAAGTAGGAGATAAAGAACTAAAACTAAGATTAAGAGGGAGAGATTGTGTTGCTTTAGAAAGCAGCATAGGAGAATCTCCTTTAAATAAACTAATAGAATGTCAAAGTGGAAAAGTACCTTCTGTAACATTTATGATTTCAGTTCTACACGCTTCATTACAAGCATTGGAACATGGTTATAATACAGACAAAACTTATGATCTATATGATGAGTATATAGAAAATGGAGGGACTGTGACAGACTTACTGGAAGAGCTAATAGATGTGTTTGAGGTTAGTGGTTTTTTCAAGAAGGATGCTCTGAAGGAGGGGGACAAGAACAAAGAGGAGCTGAAAGCAATTTAAGTCTAATTAAGATGTTTGATGAATTATTACCAATAGCATTGGAGTGTGAAATTCCAGTGCTTTCTTTTTGGGAATTAACATTAAAAGAAATACAAGATTCCATTTCAGCATATCAAAAAAGGATTTTAAGAGATGCAAAAAATAGAGCCTTTATGGATTATAAATTAGCTGAATGTATAGGAATAAATGTTGCTGCAATCCTATCAAAAGATAGTCAACCAGTTCCCTTTATAGAGGTTTATAGAGATCTATATAAAGAAGAATATGAGGAGTTCGAGAATCAGAAAATTAATCAAGAAGCAATAATTCACAAACAAAGAATGCTTGATTTTGCTAACTTCCATAATTCAAACAGAAAGGGGGTTAGTTAGTGGAATTAGAAGAGTTAAAAGTACTTATTTCTGTAAAAACAAAAGAAGCTACAGCTCAACTAAGTGGAATAAAAGAAAAGTTTAAGAATGTTGGCCAAGAAGCAGTAAATGTAACTAATAAAATAAACAAAGTCACAAGCAGCATAAACCCAGGAACTCAAGCTGTAAAAAACCAGATGGATAATTTAGCTGAAAAGATAAGATTAACCAATGCTCAGATAGATATACAAAAAGATAAATTGGCTCAACTTCAAGGACAGTTAGCAGGTAATACTGGAGAAGCAAATAGACTAAAAGCTAGGTATGCGGAGATAAACAGTATATTAAGTAGTACAAGTAAAACTAACGTAGCAGATCCAGCTTTAATACAAGAGCAGATTGATTTGTATACTAAGCTGCAGGAATTGAAAGCAAAGGAACAAAAGCCATCAAGCATTAATACAGCTAAAGTTAGGGAAGAGATATTAAAAGTTGAGACAAGAATAAATAAATTAAGTGCTTCAGCAGATGCTGCTAAGGGAAAGTTAAATTCTTTAAACTCTAAATATAGCTCTGTAAATAATTCATCTCAGAGTGCAACAACAAGGGCTGGACGGCTTAGTGAAAAGATAAAAGAGATAAATAAAGGACTTAATGGTTTAGGAAATTCTAATAAGAACATAAGTAAAATGAGTAATGGAGTAGCAATGATAGCAAGACAGTTTTTAACATGGATGGTTATATTGCCACTCATAATGAGAGGTATTACCGCATTAACAACATTTTTAGGTCAATCATTAGTTACCAACAATCAATTTTCTAATTCCTTGGCCCAAATTAAAAGTAACTTATATACTGCATTTATGCCAATATATCAAGCTATCTTACCTGCTATAAATACTCTCATGAGTGCTTTAAGTACAGCAACTGCATATATAGCAAGTTTTATCAGTTCAATTTTTGGGAAAACATTTGGACAATCTCAGAATGCAGCTAAAGGATTAATACAAGCAAAAACAGCTATGGGAGCCTATGGAGATGCTGCTAAAAAAGCTGGAAAAGAAACAACAGGCGCATTGGCTGGCTTTGATGAAATTAATCTTCTTAATAACAATAAGAATTCTGGCGATGATAGTTCAAGTAAGATACCTCAAATAGTTTCACCTAATATAGATACTTCTGAAGTTCAAAAGAAAACAGATGAATTAGCAAATAGAATGAAATCAGTATTAGGAACAATATTTAATCCATTTAAAGAAGCTTGGGCAAGAGATGGAAATGGAGCAATGGATGAATTTAGAGAAGCTTTAGAAAAGAGTAAAGCAACTCTAAGAAGCTTCTTTGACATGTTAGCAACTCCACCAGTGCAAGCATTTTTACAGAATATTGGTCGATTAGGAATAGCTTTAGGGAAGTTAGCATTGTCTATATACAATAACTTCATTCTACCAATAATTAATTGGGTTATATCTATATTCCCAAGCATTTCAAAGGGCTTAAATCCACTTTTAGATTGGATAGTTAATTTTATTAACAAGATATCAGATAGTCCAGGAGCCATAAGTAGTTTAATGAGCGTAATACTTGGATTAGTTGCAGGGTTTAAGGCTATGGTAATAGTATTACAGGTATCTAAATGGATAACTACCATGATAGTTACAATTACTGAATTAATAGCAGGTCTATCAACAGCAGTATTAGTTACAACTGGAGTTATTGGAGCTATAGTTGCATTAGTAGTTGCTTTTGGAGTGCTATATGCAAGTAATGAAAACTTTAGAAATAAGGTAAATGAAGTAGGCCGGGTTATAGGAGAGTTCTTATCTCCAGTCTTTGAAAAGTTAAAAGAGGTAGTACTGGACTTTTGGAATAATGCATTAGTTCCTTTAGGTGTTGCACTTCTTGATATTTGGCATATGGTTATAGAGCCTTTATCAGCAATTTTAAAAGATGTTTTTGTAATGGCATTTAGTGCTGTTATTGAAGTTGCAAAAATTTTATGGAAAAACGTACTTGAACCACTTATAGATTTTCTTGCTGATATTTTCATTAAAGAAATACAAGCTGTTATAGATATTTATTATGCTTGGAAACCAGCAATACAAACCGTGATAGACATAATAATGTTTTTATGGAATTATGCATTAAACCCTTTTATAGCATTTTTAGTAAGTGTATTCCTTGGCACTTTTGAAGGTGTGGCCACAAATATTAAAAATATCGTAGGTGATATCAAAACAATATTTGGGGGAATTATAGATTTCATTGCAGGTGTGTTTACTGGAAATTGGAGCAGAGCTTGGCAAGGGGTAAGAGATATTTTCAAAGGTATATTTGGAGCTCTTGGAGATATAGCTAAATCTCCTTTAAATGCTGTAATAGGACTTATAAATGGAGCTATTAGAGGAATAAATAAGATATCCTTTGACGTTCCTGATTGGGTTCCATCATGGGCAGGAGGGGGAAAACACTTCGGTGTAAGTTTACCTAACATTCCTTATCTAGCTAATGGAGGATATGTTGGAGCAAACGATCCTAGATTAGCTGTAATTGGTGATAACACAAGGGAAGGTGAAATAGTTTCACCTGAGAGTAAGATTTATGAACAAACATTTAGGGCAATAAGTGATGCATTAGGTAGTAGAACAGACCAAAATGGTGGAGATTTAACTTTAATAATAGATGGATCAGTAATTGGGAAGGTAGCTTTAAATCAGCTTAAAAAGATGCAAAGACAAGGTGGTATAACATTAATACCAACATAAAGGGGGTAGCGATAATATGATAAAAGTTAATGGAGTAGATATTGCTACTCCTTCAAAATATGAAACAGATGTAGAAGATATAGATGGAGAAACTAATAGAAATGGCAATGGGGATATGATAAGAGATAGGATTGCTGTGAAAAGAAAGTTAATACTAGAGTGGCCGCCACTAACATATACGCAAATGATGAATTTATTAAAAGCAGTAAAAGAGGTTTACTTTACAGTCACATATCCAGATCCAGAGTTAGGAGAGGTAACTAAAACTATGTATGTAGGCCCAAGAAAAGCTGCTGCATATTCTTATGATAGGACAACTAAAGAGGTTAAGTGGAAAGGTCTAGCTATGAATTTTATAGAGAAATAGAAAGGATGATTAAAGTGTCTAAAATAACAATAACTGTTGAAGAGAATGGATCTAAATCTAGTATAATCCATGATACAGAAGGCTCTATTTTAATTAAAATAGAGAATACTAAACAGGCAATATTTAAAGGGTTTTCGGAACTTGATGAATCTAATAAGGTAATCGCTGAAAAAGATACATTATACGTTAATGGAGCTGTAAATGTTAATGATTTAGTATCAAGAATAAGTAAGGCTGAATGTGCAATAACTCAAATAAATAATAAATTATGGAAGGGTGACAAGTAATGCTAAATGTAAGTAAGAGTATAACCGTAACAGGTCAAAGTATGATAAATGGAAGTCAAGTTGTTGCTATGTCAGCAATGATCTCTACGGATGGAAACAACAATGCAAATATAGTTAAAACAATAATTAACCAGGAACTATATACAGCTAATAAAGCAGCTGTTAGAGAAGATATGGAGAAGTTTGAGGAAGAAGTATTTAAGATTGAAGATGGATTTGTAGGAGGTACTGAGAATGAAGTTAAGTAATGAAATTATAGTAAATAGCGCTAATGCATTATCACAATTATCTGTAATGGAACTACCTGTAAAGGTGAGCTATGCTATAGCAAAAAATATCAATAAAATAGAAAAAGAGCTTAAGGTGTACAACGCTGAAAGGCAAAAGTTAATACAAAAGTATGCTGTAAAAGATGCAGCTGGAAAACCTAAGATAGATGAAAATGGAACTATGAATATCCAACAGGGATTCTTAGAGGATTGGAATAAGGATACAAAAGAGCTAAGTTCTATTGAAAATAAAATAGATATACATTTAATAAAACTTGATGATCTTTTTAATTGTTCTTGTAATATTTCTGCTTCAATACTAGCTGCAGTTGAATACATGATCGAGGAATAATCTCTAATCTATTTTTAGAAAGGAGGTAGACTTATGTATAGTACAAGCGCAGCATATAAGACTGAAATTAAGAAGCCTAGTAGATCCTTTGAATGTAAGATTACTATAGGAGATAGAATTTATAATAACTCTGACATAGTGAATGTTACTATAGATGGCAATATTCAACCTTCAGATGGTTTTATGATAGGAACTACAGTATCTAAAATCTTAGATTTAACTTTAATAAACTCTGGAGATACAATTTATTCTACAAGCCAAGTTAAGGTTGAAATAGGGCTTAAGATTGGTCAAACAATAGAATATATTCCTATGGGACTATTTAATATTGATGATGTAGAAAAGACAGATTATACAACAAAGATAACAGCCTTTGACAACATGATCAAATTTGAAAGTGCTTATTTTAGTAGCTTAGGAGATAACCCAACATTGCAACAAGTAGTTAATGAATTAGCTGCTAAAACAGGAGTACAATTTACAGGAAGCCTTCCAACTTACATAGTTAAGAAATTGGAAGGCTTTACTTGTAGAGAAGTTCTTGGATATGTTGCTTCTATTTGTGGTGGTAATGCGACGATAACGAGAGATGGAAAGTTTACTATAGTTACTCCTGTAGATAATGGATTAATTATAGATGGTAGCAACTATATAAATTACAAAAGAGAAGAAGTTAAATATAGGGTAGGGAAAGTTACTTGTAAAGTTGGAGAAGAGGAACTATCTAAAGGATCTTTAGGCATTGATAGCATGGAACTTGGGTTTGAGAACCCCTGGATTACAAATAACATTCTCCAGGATATTTATAATAAGTTAAATGGTTTTAATTATCTTGGCTATAGCATGAAATGGCAAGGGGATTTAAGTCTTGATGTTGGGGATATAGTAACTGTTACTGATGTTAAAGGAGTTGTTAGAAAGCATCCAGTTCTATCTCAAAAAATTAATTATACTGGTGGACTTACAGCTGAGATAGGAGCTAAGGGAGAAAATAAAAATAAGAACTCTTTTTCTAGTTCTGGTGATACTTCGAAAAAGTTAAATAGGATAGTTACAGAGATTGCTATTATAAATAAAGCTTTTATTGATTATGCTCATATTAATGATGCTGATATAGTAAACTTAAAAGCTCAAACAGCTAAAATAGATACGGCAATTATAAATATAGCAACTATAAATACTCTTTTAGCAGGAAATATAACAGCAGCCAATATGCAAGTTGGAGCTATAACTGCAGGAAGTGGAATAATAGCCAATGGAGCTATAGGAGATGCTCAAATTTCTTCTTTAAGTGCAGTTAAAATAACAAGTGGTACAGTAAATACTGGTTTAGTAGATATAGCAAGTCCAGATGGGCGTATGATAATTAAAGATAACTCAATATTGACATATGACTATATAAATAATGATTTATTAAAACCATTTTTGAGAACCCAAATGGGTAGGATATGGGATGTAGTTAATGGCTTATTAGTAGCAAGAAAAGATTCAGGTGGTAACTACGTTTATGGATTCGAAGTAAGAGATAAAGATGGATCTACAGTGATGATTGATGGACAAGGGGTACACAATGCAGGCATTACACCAGGTGCTGTAGATAATGATAAGATAGCACCTAATGCGAATATAGATGGAGCTAAGTTAAATATAGCTACTGTAGTAACTAAGATTAATGCAGGTACTACAACAATACAAGGTTCTAAAATTTATGTTGATGGGAAAACATTAGATTTAAGCTTTAGCACCTTGAAAACCAGAGTAACTTCCCAAGGAGAAATTATAAGTTCTCAAGCTACTACTATAACTGCTTTAGATAATAAGATAAATCTTAAAGTTGATACTCAGACCTACACTACTAAAATGACTGGCTTAGATGGAAGTATAGGAACCTTAACAACTAACTTAAATAAGGCTACAAGTGATATATCTGTACTTCAAAATCAAATTAGTTTAAAAGTAGAGCAGAGTGATATTACTACTGCTGTTGAAGATGTTCTTGAAGAGATAGATAGTAAAATATCTACTGTAAAAGTAGAAATTAAATTAACTACAGATAGTATAAGCTCTACAGTTTCTAGTGTACAAAGTTCAGTTACAAGCTTAGGGACTAGAGTTACAAGTGCTGAAAGCAACATAGCAAGCTTGAATAATTCTATAACACTTAAGGTCAATACTTCTGACTTTAATAGTTATAAAACTAGCAATGATAGTGCTGTAAGCTCGTTAACAAGTAGAATAAGTTCTGCCGAAATTAAAATAACTGATAGTGCTATAGTATCTACTGTAAGATCTTCAAGTTCTTATTTAAGTGATTTAAATAGTAAAGCTGATATTACTACAGTAGCTAGCACCTATGCCACTAAAGCAAGTATGGAGCTTACATCGACACAATTAAGGTTAGATTTTAGCAGTAGTGGTGGTTGTAATCTTATTAAAAATAGTTGTTTTTTCAATGATAGAAACTACTGGAACAATTGGGGGAGTGCTAATTCAATAGCTGCATCAAATTCTGCTAATGGTTATGGCAGAAAATTATCCTTTAAAACAACAGGAACCAATCAAGGCGTAGAGCAAGCAATTAGTGGACTAGAGGTTGGTAAAACATATACATTAAGTGCTTATGTATGTTCAGTCACTGGACAAGGCGGAATTCAGGTAAATAACAATGGAAATTATTTAGCTAACTATACATCCAGCAATGGAAAATGGGAATGGCTAACTCGTACTTTTACAGCCGCAGGAACAAATATTTTAGTACAATTAGGTCGTGGAGCTGGGGGAAGCAATGGAGAATATTACTTCGTGGCTATACAACTGCAAGAAGGTAGCGTCAAAACTGCTTGGAGTCCGTCCCCAGATGAAGTTTATGGGGGAATAACTACAATAGATAAGGATGGGGTTAAAGTTGCCCATACTAACAAATCAAATACTAGCTACTCTCAAATGTCAGCAGATGGATTTTATAGATATGATGGTTCTACAGGGAGAGAATATCACTATTTATTAGCAACAGGGATAGCAACTATTTCAGAGAATTCAGATGCAATAATAACTCTTGGAGATGAGTTTAAAGGTAAAAACTTTGAAGTACTTGTATCTATTAAATCCGCAAAAGCTGCAAGTGGTGCAAGTATTGAACTATTTAGCGTAGCAGCAGGAGGAAAAAATATAGCGGCTGGCACTTTTAAAATCCTAGGGTATATGAGCAGCAACTACAATCCAACCTTAAATAAATACACAAGTTATATAAATGGAACATGGCTACTAAATGATAATACAAACTTAACTTCTTACCCATCATTTAAGGGTTCTATGGAAGTTTCATGGATAGCAGTAGCATAGGAGGAATACAATGGCAACATTAGAAGAACATGAAAATTCAATGACTCTATATTATTCTAAACGAACTGGAGAAATAACAGCTTACTCTACTGGTATACAAGACATGAATTTCTTTGGAGGCAATAAAGAGGATTATGAAATAATATGGGATTTTATTGTATTAGAAAAAGATAACTATGTATTAGAAAATAGAGATAAATTTAAAATAATAGATAGAGCTGTAAAGTTAAAAGACTCTGTAAACTTAAGTAAATACATGTAGTAAAAAAGAAGGTATTCAAGCTACTAGATACCTTCTTTTTTATATCCATTCAATTAGGAGATAATTATAGAAACAACATTCGTGAAGATTGATATTTTGATTATTGACTAGTTTTAAAAATTTTACACTAAAATTTATTGATAAATTAATAAATAAAAGGATTTTTACTTTAAAGGTAGAATAATTTGTATGAGGTGAGAATTACGAGAAAATGAGTGAGGATAAAGATATATGAGCAACTGATAAACTTGATTAGATCAAATGGCGTAAATGTTGGAAATCTATGTTTTGGGAGGAGATAAAATGCTAAATAATGGGTTGCTAAATCCGAAGGAGTTTGAGGTTGATGAAGATTGTTGCGAGGATATAGGAAGAGGTATGGACGCTTGTAAAAAGCTTATTGATAGATGGACACCTGAACTGGAAGCTCAGATGTTAAACGCCTTTATAAAGCTTTATTATGATGATATGTATGAACAATGGGGACCTGATGACGAGGAAGAAAGTAAAGAGTATTGGCCGGAAATTAAGTCGCCCGCTGACCTTGTAAAACACACAGGTACAGCCGTTAATATTTATGCTTTGGAAGATAGTATATATGCCAAAAGTAAAACAGATAAGAACAAATATGAATCAAAAAATATTGATGTGTGCGTGATACTGGAACTTCATTGTCCATGGGATAATGAACATGGATGGGCAGCTGTTTTTGTAGACGAAAAATTTATTAAAGTTGGCCGTGATATTGTGGATTGCGTTTATTTGGACTGATTATGATGCCATAACTAAATAAAGAAATAACAAAAAGAAGATGCTCCATGTGTACAAAGCATCTTCTTTTTAATGAATTTTATTAAAGTAGAATAGATTTATTATTATCAAATATAAGAGTTTTATACATTCTAAAAACAACAAAAAAGAAGGTATTAAAGCTATTATATACCTTTTTTGTATCTATATTAATTAGGTGAAACTATAGGTTTTTTAATAAGAAAGTCTTAATCTTAGAATTTAAAGGTTAAGAAGAAATCACATGAGCCTGCCTAAGATAAAAACTCTCATAAAAATTTATATTTTGATTCTTGATAAAAATTAAACTTATATAAGTAATATATTTAATGATAAGTTAATCAAGATTTAACTTGTATTCAATCAAGATGAGATAGTATTTAAGTTGTAAAATAAATTAAGGAAGTGATTATTTGATTTATAAGCTTTTATTTGTTCTTATATTTCCAATACTAAGCATACTTTCATTATGTAGAGCAGCAGGAAAAGAAAGCAGAATATAAAATGAAGTAAGAGAGCTGAGAAATCAGCTCTCTTTTATTATGCAAGAGAGGTGTAAAATGGATGACTTACTTAAAGAAGCAGCTAGCCAAGGATTTGGGTATGTACTTTTTGTTTTTTTATTCTTATATGTACTAAAAACTACAGGAGATAGAGAGAGGAGATACCAAGATTTACTTGATAAGCTAACAGAGAAGTTTAGCATAATCGAGGATATTAAATCAGATGTAAAAGAAGTTAAAGATCATATTTTTAAAAGATAAAGGAGAGATGTTAAAATGGAATTTACAAAATTTATAACTGAAAATGCTTTAATATTAGTACCTGCGCTTTATGTTTTAGGAATGGTTTTAAAAGGAACTGAAAAAATA